TACGTTGTGCCGCCGCCGTCAACATAGGCATCGGCATCGCTCCAGGTCTTGAGCGTGCCATTGTTGTCGGTGCGTCCATCGGTCCAATAGCCCATGGTCTGCCTCCTCAAGGGACGGTGGTGATCACGATGCGACCGTTGCCGGCATCGGCGTCCAAGCCACCCACGCCGATGCCGATCGCGTAATTGGAGCTGGTCGTTCCGGGTGGGGTGTAATTGGTCCCGACCGTTGTGGTGGCATTGATCAGGCCGCCGATATAGCCGGAGCCCCCCCCGCCGGCGCCGCCCCCGCCGCCGCCGCCGAACAAGCCGCCTCCGCCGCCCGCGCCACCGTCGACCCCGTCGCGATGGCCGGTGCCGCCCTGGTATTGGGACCCGGCGGTGGCGTTACTGGTGCCAGTGCCTGCCGCGCCGCCCGCCGTCTGCGTGCCGGCGCCACCAAGACGCGCCGAGTAGCCGTTGGTGTTTCTGTCGAGTCCAACTGCCCCGGCCAGCCCGCCGCCTGCACCACCCCAGCCCGATTGGCTGCCGGAATTGAAGGGCTGGCCTCCGCCGCCCCCGCCGGCCGTAGCGACCTCGGTCCCCGACGCGCGACGGATCGCGGTGCGCCCGCCCCCGCATGAGTTATACCCCTGCGCGCCAGAGGTCCCGTTGGCGCCGGGGCCACCGCCACCATAGAGCGCGGTCTGAGCCAGCCTGGTCGGCAGGGGGCCGCCCAACCCGACGATAATGGTCAGGACCTCTCCAGGAGTGACCGACAGCAACCCGGTCGTATAGCCGCCCGCACCGCCATAGCATGCGACCCCAAAGGCTGTAATGCCGGCCCCAGCCGCGCCCCACAGCTCGACCTTGAGCCAGTAAATCCCCCAAGGGACGGTGTAGGTCTGGTCGGCCCCGGTGCAGTCATAGATCGTGGTGACCGGGGCCAGGATCCCGCCGGACATCAACATCGCGTTGACGATACTGGCGGTCGGCTCGATGCCGTGGCGGGCGCACCAGTCGTAGATCTCGACGCCACGCAACAGCGGACGATCGAGGCGCAAGAGGGTCTCGATCGGTTGGATCAGCCCCGGCGGGCGCGGCATAGAGACCGGCGGATCACTTGGCAGGATGAGGCGGGAGGGGAGGCAGCTCATCACGCTGTCCCGACATTCTTGGCGACCGCGATCAGTCGCATCGCGGTACCGTCACACTCAAACGTCAGATCGTCGATCGCCCCCGCCGCCGTGGACAGCGTGAGCGCCGAGACGTTGGTATAGGCCGACGCAAAGGCCAGGGTCGTGCCGGCCGCGCCGTGGGTCACTCGGAGACGATAGATAGTGATCTGGTCGGTGCTGGCCGGCATGTTCGTCGGCGCTGCCAGGGGCCGACTGTCCGCGATCGTCACCCGTGCCGCCTGGCCGGTGGCGAGGTCCCAGGCGATCGACGCGGCGTCGGTCAAGGTGACGATGGTGGAGGATTGCGGTTTGGTCCAGGTCTGGGCGGCATCGTAAAAGGCGATCGCCCGGGCGATGTAGGCGGTAAACGTCGCGCTGGGCAGGTAGCCCGACACGTCCGGGATCGAGATCGTCGCCAGCGCCGCCGCCAGCCCGGCCGGAGTCACCGCGCGCTCGCCATCCTTGCCGGCCTTGGTCTCGGCCAAGGTCGCCAGTTCGACGATGCCGGCGACGGTCTCGCTGGCGGCACCCGGCAGATCGATTTCGTCGATCGCCGCCGCGATCAGGGCGGCGATCGCGTCGCGCAACTGGGTGGTGACGCTGGTATCCAGGTCCAACTCGGCGGCGTCGAGCACCGCCTCGATCTGGGCGCGCAGCCACAGGGTCCGCGCCGCAAGCTGGATCGCCTGCTGGTTCGACACCCCATCGACACCGCCGACCACCGCCTCATCGGTGTCGATCAGCTTGATCGCGGCGATCCATTTGGTGACTTCCGATATGGTGAGGGTCGAGGCCATCAGACCGCCACTCCGTGGTTGTAGGCGCCGTCATAGGACGAGCGGCCGTCATAGAGGTTGGCCACCTCGGTGTAATCGAGGCTGAGCAACTGGCAGCGCACCGGGGCGGTGGTGGCCAGCAGCGCCCGCACCGTTGCCACCTGATCGTTGCGCAAGGGCGTGGACAGCTTGACCCGATACATCGCCCAGCCCCCCTTGGGGCCATAAAGCGCGGTGCCGTCATGGGCGGTGGCGCCGTCATATTTGCGGGCACCGACCCGCTCGATCACGGTCGCGGTGATCCCCATCGCCGCCAGGGCGGTGATGATCGAAGTCGGGGTGCCCTTTTTCCGGTGTACCCCGGGGGCGGCGGCGATCACGTCGCGCCGGGTCGTCTCCGACCAGGAGGGGTCGCAAACGTCAACATGGCGCTGCCGAGCCAGAAACGGCAGCCACGCCGCCGGGCAGGCGGCGGGATCGCCGACGGTGCGGATGCCGTCGGGATCGATCGCCTCGATCCGGCCGCCGATCGCGAGGTCGAGCGCGGTTTCGAGCGCGGTGGCGTTGGGGGGCAACAGGCTGTCGGTCATGCCGTTTCCGCCGTGGTGGACAGGGTGGTGCCGGTGCAATAGGGCGCCTGGCTGTCGTCGCAGACCACGTCGCTCCAGTCGTCGAGGGTGACGGTCTTGACCCCGCTGACATGCAGCGCGCCCTTGACCACGCTGTCGGTGACGGACTCGCCGAGGGCATGGCGGGCGGCGGCGACCTTTTCCCATGCCGCCAGCGCCGCCGCCTTGATGGTGTCGGCATCGAGCCCGTCATAGATTTCCAGCACCGCCACCACGCGGTAGGACAGGATCTCCGCCGCCTGCACTGTCACCGCGTCGCAGAGCGGGCGGACGCTTTTGGACGACAGGTTGGCGGCGACGGTGGCGATGGTGTCGTCATCGACCGCGCCCGCGCCGCTGCGGCCGAGCAACGTCACCAGCACGGTGCCGGCCTCGTCTCCCATGTCCGCGGTGGCGTGCTTGATCCTGGCCGACAGGCTGGTGGACTCGTCGTAGGTGTAGGTGAGCGTGACGGTGCCGCTCGCCGGCGAGGCGACGGTGATCGAGACCGGGGTTTCGCCGGCGGTCAGCGCGGCGAAGACGTAGCTGCCGCTCGGGCCGGCGGTGGTCAGGGATTCGGGGGCGAGCTGGATCCGGCGCTTGAAATCCTCGTCCGCCTCCAGCACCTCGGCGGTATCGGCGGTGGCGGCGGTGAGGGTCAGCCGGTAGACCCCGGCATCGGCCCCCAGCGCGGCGAGGTCGTCGCCCTCGGCAAAGACCAGATTGCGCGCCCGCGCCGCGTCGTTGACCCGCTGGCGCAGGATGGTTTCGCGATAGGCCGCCGTTTCCAGGATCTTGGCGGCCGGATCGGATTCGAGGTCGCCGGCGGTGTAATCGCTATAACGCGCCAGAAAATCGGCCTTCAACGCGGCCAGGATCGTCTCGTACTCGATCGTCTCGACCACGTCGGGCGCGGGCAGGCTGGACAGATCGATGGCGGCGAAGCGGCTCATACCACGATCCCCGCCAGGGTGATCTCGCTGCCGTCCGGGGTGTAGATCCCCGTCAGGTCGAGGGTGGCGGTGCCGCTGGCCAGCGCCGGGATGTCGATCCGGGTCAGGCGCAGACGGGGCTCCCAGGCATCGAGCGCCTCGGCGATCGCGGCGTACAGATCGACCAGCATCCCGGCATTGAGCGGGCGGTCGAGCAGGCCGGGCAGATCCGAGCCGTAATCGCGCCGCATCACCCGCGTCCCCTTGGGGGTGGTGAGGATGTCGCCGATCGACTGGCCGAGATGGCCCAGTCCGTCGAGCGCGGCGCCGGTCTGGCGCGACAGGCCACGGATCCCGGCCATCGCCTCAGGCCGCCTCGATCACGCCGGCCAGCAGCCAGTACTTGGCCGCCGCCTCGGTCAGGGTCACGGTATCGCCCGCCTTGCCCAGCCGGGGGGTAGTGACCAACAGCTTGTAGCTTTTGGTGGCAGGGGCCGTCTTGGTGGTGGCCATCGGTCCTCCTCAGTGGCTGTGATGGTTGGAATTGCCGCCGGCATCGAGGATCGAGCCGGTGGCGCTGACCTTGCCCTCGACCGCCAGATCGCCGACGATCCGGACCGAGGGCGCGGTGATGGTGACGGTGCCGGCAGCGGTCAGGGCGAAGTCGCCCTGGGCGGTGATCGTCGCCCCGCCCGGCAGGGTGGCGGTCAGCGCGTGGGCGGCGCTGTCGTAGGAGATCTCGGCCCCGTCGGCGTAGGTGGTGCGGCGGATTTCGCCGCTATCGGCCGGGGCCGGGGCGGCATCGGCAAAGAGCCCGCCCAGGATCACCCCCTGGGCCAGATCGCCGCCGACCGCCACCACCAGCACCTGCTCGCCCGCCGCCGGCGCCGTCCAGTCGCGGTCGGCCCCGGCGCGGGTGACGGTCCAGGGCAGGGCTGCGGTGGTGACGTCGCCGATCGCGACGGTGGCCCGGGCGGCGGCGGGATCGACCGAGGCCACCGTGCCGATCCGCACCAGATTGGCCAGCCGGCGTTCCAATTCGGTGATGTCGAGCCGGTCATCCCGCATCGGTGGCGACCTCCTCGTAGCACCCGCCGGTCCCGGCATACCAATGGGCCGGCACCAATCCGTCGGCGGCGAACAGATCGGCCCCCAGTCGCACGCTCTGCCGCCACGACAGCGCCCATAGCGCGGTGCCGGCGGCATCGCTGGCGGCGTCATGCAGGTTGTCGGCGGCGATCAGCGCGGCGGGGCCGACATCGTCCAATCCCCAATCGGCCCGGTCGATCAGCGGCACCAGGGCGGTGACGAGGTTGGCGGCGGCATCGCTGCCCTTCAGCCCGGCCTTGTTGTCGGCGGCAACGAAGACGGCGAAGCGGCATTCGACATCGACGAAGCCGGCGCCGTCGTCCTCGAACCGGGTGATCCCCAGCCACGCGACGCGGATCGACGGCACCTGGGTTAGCCAGCGCTTGAGTTCGTCGAGATCGAACCGGCCGGGATGGTCGGTGCATTCGCGCAATTTGGGAAAGGCGGCCTTGAAGCGGGCGATCGCGGCGGCGCGGACATCGAGCGGGGTGGTCATTGCACCGCCCTCGCCAGCCAGTCCTCGATCTCGCCCAGGATCATCGCCGCGTCGTCACCGTCGAGGCCGAGATAGGGCCGCGCCGGCAGGGTCACCGCGTGGCCGCGCCCGGTCGCGCCGCCGAACTGGTGGATGCCGGCATAGATCAGGTTGGTGCCGGTTTCGACCCGGTCGCCGCCGGCGCGATGGGTGATCGACTGGCGCAGCCGGCCGCGATCGACCAGGGTCTGGCCGCCCTCATCCTGGGCGCGGAGGGATTTCTTCCAGGTCACCCCGTTGGGACCGATCCCGCGCGCGAAGCGTTCGGCCACCGCATCGACCAGCCCGGCGCCGATCAGGTCGAACGGCCGGTGCAGGTCGCCGGCGGCGGTGACGAAGCGCTCAAGCGCCCCCTTCAGCCGGCTCAGGCTGGGATCGTCAAGGCCAAGGGTGAGGCTGACCCCGCTCATCACCACGCCCTCAGGCTGTCCGGGGTGAACAGACGGCGGCCGGGTTCGGCCAGCACCTGGGTATCGACGGCAGCCGGCTCGTTGCCGGCGACGTCGAGGGTGGCGGCCCCGGTCGAGACGTCGCGCAACCAGGCCAGCGCCGCCTTCTCCGCCGCCAGCACGTCGTCGGTCGGCCGCGCGGTATAGAGGTAGCGCCGGACCAGATCGCAGGCGACCCGCACCACCCGCCCCGGCACCGGGGCCAGCGGCAGGCGGTAATGCCGGCCGACGTAGCTATCGATCGTCGCGTCGGCATCGGCCAGGGCGCGGGCCACCACCGTCGCGTCGATCTCCCCGGCCCCGGCGCGGTCGGTCAGGGCAATCAGTTCGGCGGCGCCGAAGCGGTCGATCAGATCCTGCGCGCTGGCGTAGCTCATGCCGCGCCGCCCTTCTTCCGGCCCGGCGCGACGGCCCCGGCTTCGTCTTCCGCGATGTCCTCGACGATCAGCATCGACTCGGCCCGGAGCGCGGCGATCTGCGCCGTCGTCAGGGTGTCGAGCGGATGCTCGACCGCGCCGGCGGGATGGGCGATCCCGGCGCGGCGGAAGCCGTCGCGGCGGGCGGTGATGCGCAGGGCGCGGATGGCCATCGCCGCCCCCTTACGCCAGCCACGGGCTGATCAGCACCTCGACCGCGTCGCGGTTGGGGTTGGTGGTGCCCTCGATGGTCTCGGCCTTGACCAGGGTCAGCGCGGTGGTGCGCAGGATGGGCGGCACCACCAGCAGGGTCGGCCGGACGTTGAGCGGCTTGCCGTTGTCGCCCTTGACCGACATCATCGCCGCGATCGCGGCGTTGAGGCTGTCGGCGGACAGCGCGGCCCGGCTGCAATGGGCCAGTTGCCACAGCCCGACCCCGGCATTGGCCCGGCAATCGACCCCGTAGACGAACTCCTTGGCCTTGAACACGTTGTCGTCGGTCAGCTCGGTCTTGGCGATAAAGGTGTAATCGCGCCGCTTCTGGAAGATCAGCGGCTTGACCGGCTTGCTGGTGTCGAGCAGGTACCACGCGGTCGCATCGCCGGCGGTGAGATTGGCGACCGAGCCGTTATCGACCGGATGATCGGTGTCGAAGAAATACTGGCCGTCATAGCACAGGGTGCTGGTGCCGGCCTTCAGCAGGGCGAACACCAGTTCGTCGGGATGGGTCCGGGCGTCGGCGCCCAACGACTGGAACAGCGGGCTGTAGACCCCGATCGCATCGTCCTCGATGTCCTCGCGCTGGACCGCGACGGTGTTCTCGAAGGTCTTGTTCTTGATGGTGAAGTCGTGGGTGCCGAGGTTCTGGACCACCCGGTCGCCGATCCATTCGCGGAAACGGGTGGTGGTGCCGAGCCAGGCATAGGTTTCCTGACGGGCGGCCGAGGGCACCAGCATCGCCACCTTGTCCCAATCGCTGGGCGCGGCGCTGAAGGCGGTGTTGAACAGGGTCTTGAAGCCGGTGGTGGCGGCGGCGAGCGAGGCGCGGTTGATCAGCATGACGGTTCCCCCTTCAGATCCGGACCCAGACGCCGGATGCGTCGATGTCCTCGATGGTGCCAACGGCGGAGCGGGTGGACCCGCTGCTGTCGGCCGACACCGTCTGGTCATCGACGGCGTAGGCGGGATCGCCGATCGCGGCGCGGGTGACGTCGCCGGCGTTGGCCCAGCGGAACACGCCGCGCCGCACCCGCACGGTCGCCGCCCCGGCGGCGCCGGCGCTGTTGTCGATGGTTTCCTCGGCCCGGCCATCGCCGGTCAGCCCGGCGACGGCGCTGGCCGGCACCGCGTAGCCGGTGGCGTCGAGGCAGGCCAGCGCCCCGGCATAAATCACCGCCCCGGCGGCGACCGGGCGGCCGAACTGGCGGCCGTAGATTTCGGGGGTGTCCCGATCGGCGGACAACGCGGCCATCTCAGGCGTCTCCCTTGCCGGCGCGAATCTGTTCGACGGTCAGGCCGAGCTGGCTGGCCACCGCCTGTTCCTCGGCGGTCAGCGCGGCGGCGGTGGCCGGCGGCGGTGCGGCGGTGGGGCCGGCGGCGGATTGGCCGACCAGCACCGGGGCGGCGGCGACATAGGCGGCGAAGCCGGCCGGGTCCTGGCCGGCATAGCCCAGCGCCCAGTCGCGCGCGGCCGGGGTGACCTTGCCGGCGACGATCGCCGCGTCCACCGCCTGCGCCGCCGCCGCCACGCCGGCGTCGCGCTGGCTGGCGGCAAGCTGGCCGGCCACCGCCTGATGCACCGCCATCGGCACCCATTCGGCCGGGTTGGGCGCGGTGGGGGCGCCGCGCTGCGCGGCGGTGACCAGCGCCGGCAGGGAGACGGCGGCGGGATCGAGCCTGAACGCGGCGGTGAGCTGACCCACCGCCGCCTGGGCGGCGGTGACGAGCTGCGCCGGCGGGGTGCTCTCGGCCAGGCCGAGCAACCGGGCCACCGCTCCGGCGCCAGCGGCGAGCGCGGCGGCGTGGGCGGTGACGACGGCCGGGGCGCTGTCGGCCGGCAGGCCGAGCGCCTTGATCAGTTCGGGGTCCATGATCTCTCCTTGGGAGGCGAGCGCGGGCAGCGCGAAATTGGGCTGGTTGGTGAGGCCGCCGCCGACCAGACGCAGCACCGCCCCGGTGCCGCCCGGACCGGCGCCGATCCAGGCCGGGCTGAAATAGCGGTATTCGCGGGCGGCGATCCGCCGGGCGGCGGTCTTGGTCCAGTCGGGCCGGCCATAAATGCCGTCGTCGCGGATTTCGAGGCTGTCGGGATTGACCCAGCCCGACGCCGGGGCCGGCTGGCCATTGGCGGCGGCGCGCTGGGTCTGATGGTCGTAATCGATCGGTAGGTCGGCCCCGGCCTGATAGGCCCGGGTGGCGTCGAGCACCGCGCCGGCGGTGGCGGCATCGGGCAACAGATAGGGGCCGCGCCCATCCCGCCCCCAGATCGCGGCGCCGAACGGGAACAGCTTGATCGGGCCGGGGGCGTCGGGCAGCTCGATCCCGGCACTGGCGATCACGATCGAGGGGGCGGGGGGCACGGGGCGCGGACTCCATCCAGACGGGGGATGGAGCGACCCTAGCGGGCGGGCGGCGGGGGATCAGTCCTGAAGGATTTCACGCCCGGCCCAGACCCGGCGGCGCTGCCGCGACGATAGCCCCGCCCCCCCGCCGCCGCAACCGCCGTCAAAGCCCATGGGAGCGTTCAAATCGGCGTTTAAGGATTTCCGGCGGGGGATCGGGCTGGACTCCAGTTCCGGCCACCAGCGGGGCGGAAATCCGGGGTCGCCCTCCATGCCCGTGGATTTCCCGCGCGATCGGCGCGATAATGAAGCCGTGGCCGCCCTGACAACCGGGAAATTCGCGGGTCCGGTTGGGCGGGCGTCAGCCGGCTCTTACGGGGAAGGTCGCGTACCCCCTGGGCGGTCACCTACCGATTTCCCCATCAAGAATCTGGTAGCGGGGCGCGCGCAGGTCGCCCGGTTTGACGATGCCCCCCGTGGTGACGGCGTTGGTGATGAGGGTGTATCGCCCTTCCGGGCTCTTGGCCCGTTCGGCGAAATCGACCCGGACCACGATTTTCCCCGGCCCGGCGCCAAGATCGAGGACATAGATCAGGGCCGGATCCTGCTGATCCCACAACACCGCCTGGGGTGCCGCGAGGGCTTCGGGCAGACACCGGACCTGATCGACCGGCAGGGCCGCGCCCCTACTGGATTTGGCATCCCGCAGCATATGCACCAGGGCGCGATCGTTGACGGTGAGGGCGCCGGTTTGCGGCACCTTGCCATGCCGCGCCAGCCCATCCAGCACTGTCTGCGACAAGGCCCCCACCACCCTTCGTTCGCCGGTGGTCCGGATGACCGGCGGGTCTCCGGCGGCGCGGCCGGCACGGGCGGCGGCGAGTTGGGTTTCGACGCCATCGACCCAATCGGCGAACCCGCGCGCCAGCCCAGGCAACACCTCTCTGCGGTTGGCGGATTCGATCGCCGCCGCCATCTCCGGCGGCGCGTCCACCCATTTGGTGGCGAAGGCCTGGGCGGCGCTGGCGTCGCGGGAAAGGCGGCCCGGATTGTGCGCCCAGCCCGGATCGATTCCGACCGGCACGCGGCAGACCTCACCGGTACGGTCGTTGCGGAAATCGCGGGTCTCGAAAGACGGTGGCGGGCTGACTTCCCGCCCGGACCGGGCCAGATCGCGCGCGCCGAGTTGGCGCACCATGCACCGGCAGCGCCAGCCGTTGGGCGGATAGTGGGTGTCCCAGAACGAATCCTCGACCGGACGGATGATCCCGTTCCAGGCTCGATGCTGCGGCCGGGTGCGGCGATCGAGCACCGCTGAATACATCAGGTAGGGCCGCTCTTCCTTGACGCGCTGAATCTGAGCCCAGCGGCCGGCGGCATAGGAAACGCGCATGTTGACGTCGAAGATCGTCGCCAGCCGGCGCGGCGTTCCCAGGGTGGCTTCCTTGATCAGGCCATCGGCCGGGTCCACCACCATCTTGCGACCCCACCACCCCTTGGCCTCCAACACCGGGCGGATGTCGCGCGCCCAGTCGGCGAAGGTACCGCCCCCGGCCAGGGTGTCCCGCAGGGACTGGTGCAAGTCGCGCAGGATGTCGAACCCCACCGACTTCGCCACGGTGAAACTGGCGCTGTGCTCTTCGGCCCGGACATCCTGCCAACTGAAGCTGGGATGCAGGGTGGTGCCGCGCGCCTGTAGCGCTGCCAGGGCTTCGTCGAAGGGCAGCGCCTGAAGTTCAACCGCCGCCAAGTTCTTCCTCCCCCTCGCCGGCCAGGCGCGCGGCGATCATCGCCCGGCCGAGACGATCCGCCAGCGCATCCGTATCCAACCCTGCCGCCAGCTCGGGCAACCGGGCCAGGAATTCGTCCGCCGTCCGGCACTGGCCCAGCACGCTTTCAATTTGGCGCACGATCGGGTCCACTAACGGTCGCCAGCCTTCATTCTCAAGCTCACGGGCCACCAGATCATCGACGGCATCGCCGTCTGGAGCGGCGGAGTGCTCCTGGGCGGCGGTGGCGATCGCGGCGGCTTCGACCGGTTCGGGCGCGGCCGGTTCGATTGGGGCGCCGCCACCGCCTGGACTGGGACGCAGCAGCTTGACCTGAGGGCCGGTCGGCGGATCGGGCAGGCCGATCCGGTCGCGCACCACCGATTGCTCGACCTCGCCGCCCAGTTCGACGAAG